GACTGGACGCACTGACGGTCCCTTCGCCCGTATCCGAAGAGGCTACATAGATTGTGACGCCGGACGTCGGCTCACTTCTCAGACGAACCGTGAACGACGCGGTCTTACCCGATTCATCCGTGTCTCCTGAAACCGATGAGACGTAGTAGCCACCGAGCTCCGTATCGAGGTTCTTCAGCGTCACATCTTCAGGATCCACATACTTATAACCTAAGTCTGTGCTCGTGTTATCCGCCATGAGACGGATCGCATAGGACTGGTCGCCATCAGACAGATTGTCCGCAACGCCTGTGATCGTCACCGTCTGGTCCGCGTTCCAGTTCGTTGTCGTAAACGCCAGACTGGACGCACTGACCGTCCCTTCGCCCGTATCCGAAGAGGCCACATAGATGGTGACGCCGGACGTCGGCTCACTTCTCAGACGCACCGTGAACGAGGCGGTCTTACCCGATTCATCCGTGTCTCCTGAAACCGATGAGACGTAGAATCCGCCCTTCGTCGTCAAGTCCAGGTTCTTCAACGAAACATCCGGAGGATCCACATAGCGGTAGCGTGCATCGCTGGTCGCACTGTCTTTGAGGATCACCGTGTACGACTGATCTCCATCACTCAGATTGTCTGCGATACCCCGGACCGTCACCGTCTGAGCCGCATTCCAGTTGCTCTCGGTAAACACCAGTGACGAATCGCTCACAAGCTCCGCCTCGGTCGAATCCGAGACCGAGACTGTGATCGTCACATTGTCTGCCGTCGAGGTGTCATTATCCCCGGGCTGCGAGGAGAGACGAACCGTGAAGGTTGAGGTGATTCCATTCTCATCGGTGTCGTTCGACGCCTCGGAAACATAGAATCCGCCCTTCGTCGTCAAATCCAGGTTCTTCAACGAGACATCCGGTGGATCCACATAGCGGTAGCGTGCATCGCTGGTCACATTGTCTTTGAGGATCACCGTGTACGACTGATCTCCATCACTCAGATTGTCTGCGATACCCCGGACCGTCACCGTCTGAGCCGCATTCCAGTTGCTCTCGGTAAACACCAGCGACGAATCGCTCACAAGCTCCGCCTCGGTCGAATCCGAGACCGAGACGGTGATCGTCACATTGTCTGCCGTCGAGGTGTCATTATCCCCGGGCTGCGAGGAGAGACGAACCGTGAAGGTTGAGCTGATTCCATTCTCATCGGTGTCGTTCGACGCCTCGGAAACATAGAATCCGCCCTTCGTCGTCAAGTCCAGGTTCTTCAACGAGACATCCGGTGGATCCACATAGCGGTAGCGTGCATCGCTGGTCACATTGTCTTTGAGGATCACCGTGTACGACTGATCTCCATCACTCAGATTGTCGGCGATACCCCGGACCGTCACCGTCTGAGCCGCATTCCAGTTGCTCTCGGTAAACACCAGCGACGAATCGCTCACAAGCTCCGCCTCGGTCGAATCCGAGACCGAGACGGTGATCGTCACATTGTCTGACGTCGAGGTGTCATTATCCCCGGGCTGCGAGGAGAGACGAACCGTGAAGGTTGAGGTGATTCCATTCTCATCGGTGTCGTTCGACGCCTCGGAAACATAGAATCCGCCCTTCGTCGTCAAGTCCAGGTTCTTCAACGAGACATCCGGTGGATCCACATAGCGGTAGCGTGCATCGCTGGTCGCACTGTCTTTGAGGATCACCGTGTACGACTGATCTCCATCACTCAGATTGTCTGCGATACCCCGGACCGTCACCGTCTGAGCCGCATTCCAGTTGCTCTCGGTAAACACCAGGGACGAATCGCTCACAAGCTCCGCCTCGGTCGAATCCGAGACCGAGACGGTGATCGTCACATTGTCTGCCGTCGAGGTGTCATTATCCCCAGGCTGCGAGGAGAGACGAACCGTGAAGGTTGAGCTGATTCCATTCTCATCGGTGTCGTTCGACGCCTCGGAAACATAGAATCCGCCCTTCGTCGTCAAGTCCAGGTTCTTCAACGAGACATCCGGAGGATCCACATAGCGGTAGCGTGCATCGCTGGTCGCACTGTCTTTGAGGATCACCGTGTACGACTGATCTCCATCACTCAGATTGTCTGCGATACCACGGACCGTCACCGTCTGAGCCGCATTCCAGTTGCTCTCGGTAAACACCAGTGACGAATCGCTCACAAGCTCCGCCTCGGTCGAATCCGAGACCGAGACTGTGATCGTCACATTGTCTGCCGTCGAGGTGTCATTATCCCCGGGCTGCGAGGAGAGACGAACCGTGAAGGTTGAGCTGATTCCATTCTCATCGGTGTCGTTCGACGCCTCGGAAACATAGAATCCGCCCTTCGTCGTCAAGTCCAGGTTCTTCAACGAAACATCCGGTGGATCCACATAACGGAACTTCAGGTCCGTCGTCTGATTATCCTGACTCAGGATGATCGTGTAGTTTTGATCTCCGTCTGAAAAATTGTCGGTTTGACCCGTCACCGTCACCGTCTGCGCCGCACTCCAGTTACTCCTCGTAAAAGTCAAAGTCGTTTTACATTAAATGATAATGCTGAATTAACTTTTGGAAGTGATAATGACACCACCATAAAACATAATAATTCTAATCTATTAATAACAAATACAACTGGTAATATTGATGTAACTGGTAATGTTCTATTAAATAATGATTTAAAAGTTGGTTCTGGTGTCACTATCAGTCCTGATGGAGATGTGTTCACAACAGGTGTTTCTACATTTATAGATAATATTCATTTAAAAGCAGATAGTAAATTTATAAAAATTGGAGCTAACGATGATTTTACAATACAACATAACGGAAACAACACATTTTTAGACAATGGAGAGGGTCAAATTTATATACGAGATGATCAAGGTGTAAATATAACCAATTCAAGTAATCAATCCTCTGCTAATTTTTATCCTAGTGATGGCGTTTATCTATATTTTGTTGGTAATCAAAAATTAAGAACCACCAACACAGGCATCACCGTCACTGGAACAGCCGTTGCAACAGCATTTGAGGATGGTAACGGTGTCGGTATAAACACTGCTAATGTAAGAACAGGTATTCTAGATGTTGCTGGTATTGCTACATTTAGAGACAGAGCTCAATTTGATGGTTCAATCGGCGTTGGAATTGCTAATCCCTCACAAAAAATTCATATAGATGGTGGTAATCTTATTATATCAAATTCCACTGCACCACAAATAAGAATTAATAGTTCATCATCAGATGGATCATCAACTAGATTTGCATTCGGTTTAGCAACTGGTGCTAATAATTTTATTAATGGAGCACAATCAAATGATGCTTGTTTTATATCACCATCAAATATGTTATTTGGTATTGGTAGCACTAGAAAATTTAGAATTAAAACCAATGATGTTCTTACAGATGTTGATCTTATACCAAGTGCAGATAATCAAACATCTTTAGGTAGATCAAATACTAGATGGAGTGATTTATTTGCTGTAGATGCAACATTCTCTGGTAACGTATCAATTGCTGGAACATTAACTTATGAAGATGTAACAAACGTAGATTCAGTTGGAGTAGTTACCGCAAGATCTGGTGTTCTAGTTGGAAGTGGTATCACACTCAGTCCTGATGGAGATATATTCGCAGTTGGTGTTTCAACGTTTACAGGAGCGATTGATGCAAATGATAATTTAGTTGTAGCGGGTGATATGGTAATCGGAAGTGATACTGCACAAGCAAAATTAGATGTTACTGCTGGTGGTGTTCATAATGCTGCATTTCTCAAAACTTCTTCGGATAAGTCACTCATTGAATTTGAAAATAGTGCTGGATCAACTTATAATACTAGGATTGGAAGTGCGACTCTAGGGAGTGGTAATGTTGGACTTCTTTTTGAAACTGGAACTCATGGTTCTAGATTACAAGCGATGGTTGTTGATCGATATGGTAAAGTTGGTATTTCGAGTGATTCTCCAACAGCAAAACTAGATGTAAATGGAGATGTTAGAGTTGGTTCTGGTATCTCACTCAGTCCTGATGGAGATATATTTTCAGTTGGTGTTACAACTTTTAGAGATACGGTTAGATTTGAAGGTGCTAGTGGAGCAAGATTTATTAATTATTTCAACTTTGGAAGACTACAATTTAATAACAATGTAGCAGCAGCATTTGGAAATTCTTCACAAGGAAGAGTTCAACATGATGGAACTCATTTAAAAATTCTTAATAATGCCTCAGATGTCTCAGGAAATATAATCATACAGGCTCACAGTGGAGAGGATTCTATTATTGCAAATCAACATGGCTCAATTGAGTTATATCATAATGATTCAAAGAAATTTGAGACGGCTGAAACAGGAGCAGTTGTCACTGGAATCTTAACTGCAACAACAGGAACATTCACTACAGGTGTCACAACATCACTAAGATCAAATAAGATAAGTCTTGGAGATAATGAACGTATTTCCGTAGGCTTAAGTTCAGATTTATCCATATATCACGATGGTGATCATAATATTTTTAATGCGAGTAATGGATTTGTAAAATTTAATAATAATGTTTTTCAAGTTTATAATCAAGGTGGAAATAACATCGCCTTTGAGGTAGTGCCTGCGACATATACTAAATTATTTTTTGGAAGTTCACAGAAATTACTAACCACAAACACAGGCGTCGTTGTAACTGGAATCTTAACTGCAACATCATTTAGTGGTAATATAACTGGTGATGTAACTGGTGATGTAACTGGTAATGCAGATACTGCCACTGCACTAGAAACAGCAAGAACAATAGGTGGTGTTTCATTTGATGGTACTGGTAATATCAATTTACCAGGTGTTAACACTTCAGGTAATCAAGATACTTCAGGTAATGCTGCAACTGCTACAGTTTCAGTCAATGCTCAAGGTCTAACTGGAACACCTAATGTTCAAGTTGGCAATATAACTGTTACAGGTGATCTTACAGTTCAAGGAACCACTAACTCTGAAACTTCAACAGATACAACAGTTACTGGTATAATGACTGCTAGATCAATTAATGTTGGTGCTGTTGGTGGTATTGGTGTAACCTTTGATCAAGGTGGTGGTGTTTTCTCAGGTATTGTTACTTCTCATACTGTAAAGGCATCAAAAGCATTATATCTTCCTTTATATACTACAACCACAAGAGATGCTGGATCTTTCACTCAAGGTGCAGTAATCTTTAATACAACAGTTAAAAAACTTGAATATTATGATGGAACTAATTGGAAATCTATACCAGAGGTCTCTACTGGTCTTGTACTTGCATTAGACTCATAACACTATAAATAAGAACATGGATACTAGTAATCAAGTGAACGAATCTTTGAGAGATTGGTTTGGAAAATCTAAATCAAAAGGTGGTAAACCAGGTTGGGTTCAAGCTGATGGATCTCCCTGTGCTAATGAAAAAGGAGAAACTAAAACTCCTAAATGTTTTTCATCTTCAAGATTAGCAAGTCTAAAAAGACAAGGTAAAAAAGGTAAAGCAAAGATAGCAGCAGCAGTTAGAAGAAAAAGAGAACAAGATCCAGGTCAACAGCAAAAGTCTGGAGCAGCAAAACCTACAATGGTAAAAACATTTGCTAAGAAGAAAGATTATAAATCTCATCCTAGTGGAGATCAGTCAGGAACTAAGTCTGAATCTTATCAGAGTCCAATGGTTCAAAGAGTTATAGAAAGAGCAGAAGTAGCAAAAGAGTTGAAAACTTTTGAAGAAGGTAATACTTTTAATAATCCTAAACTATGGGATAGAGCAAAAAAATTAGCAGAAGAAAAGTTTAGTTTCTACTCACATGAAGCACATGATTGGTCATGTAAGTGGTATAAACAAAAAGGTGGAACTTGGGATAATATAAGTGAAGCAGGTGTCATGATGTCTCCTCAAGAATTAATGATATCAAAAAAGATGGCTAGATTAAATATACAACTAGCAAAGAAAAGAAAACAAACTTTAGAAAAAACAGATAAAGAAGATACTGATACAACAAAAACTGATACTAATGAAAGTTTTGAAATAGATGAGGCATCAAGAATACCAACTCAACATGGAAATGTATATGATCTAATCTTCAACTGGAGAGGAAAGATGTATTCTATAAAAATGTTTTTTCCTAAAGTATCTAAACCACAAAAAGCAGAAGTACAGAATGCTTTGACTAAAATATATCCTGGTTCAGTTTTAAAAAGATTTCAAGTAACATCATTTGATTCAAGTGATTCTTATATTCATGTTGGAACAGATGATATGAAAGAAGATTGGCAATCTGTAAATAGAAAAGATAAAACAGATGGATTAAGTCAAAAGGCAGTTGATGCTTATAGAAGAGAAAATCCTGGTTCTAAGTTGAAGACTGCAGTAACAACTAAACCATCAAAACTTAAGAAAGGATCTAAATCTGCAAAAAGAAGAAAATCATTTTGTAGTAGAATGAAAGGAATGAAGAAACGACTTACATCTGCTAAGACTGCAAGAGATCCAGATTCAAGAATAAATAAAGCACTTAGACGTTGGAATTGCTGATTTATTATGGTTGATAATGTATACCTTGGTAATCCTAATTTAAAAAAAGCAAATACTCCTATTGAGTTTACTCAAGAAAATATTGAGGAGTATTTGAAATGCAAAAATGATCCTGTATATTTTGCTATGAATTATGTAAAGATTGTAACTCTTGATGAGGGTTTAAAATCTTTTCAACCATATGATTTTCAGGAAAAGTTAATTAATAATTTTCATGATAATAGATTTAACATTTGTAAAATGCCTAGACAAACAGGTAAATCTACAACTGTTATATCATATTTGTTGCATTATGTTGTTTTTAATGATAGTGTAAATGTAGGTATTCTTGCAAACAAAGCTGCAACTGCAAGAGAATTATTAGGTAGATTACAAACTGCTTATGAAAACTTACCTAAATGGATGCAGCAAGGTATATTATCTTGGAATAGAGGTTCACTGGAGTTAGAAAATGGATCAAAAATCTTGGCAGCATCTACCTCTGCCTCTGCAGTTAGAGGTATGTCTTTCAACATTCTTTTTCTGGATGAGTTCGCCTTTGTTCCTAATCATATTGCTGACTCGTTCTTTGCCTCTGTATATCCTACTATTACTTCTGGTCAAAAAACCAAAGTCATCATAGTTTCTACCCCTCATGGAATGAACCACTTCTATAGAATGTGGCATGATTCAGAAAAAGGAAAGAATGAATATGTTCCCACTGATGTTCACTGGTCTCAAGTTCCTGGTAGAGATGAAGTATGGAGAGAACAAACAATTGCTAACACATCAGAGCAGCAATTTAAGATTGAGTTTGAGTGTGAATTTTTAGGATCAGTTGATACTTTAATAGCACCTAGTAAATTAAAAAGTTTGGTATATGATGCTCCATTAACACAAAATGCAGGTTTAGATGTATTTGAACAATCAAAAGAAAACCATGATTACATCACTACAGTTGATGTTGCTAGAGGAGTTGGAAATGATTACTCTGCATTTGTAGTAGTTGATATCACAGAGTTTCCTCATAGAATAGTTGCAAAGTATAGAGATAATCAAATCAAACCAATGTTGTTTCCTAATGTTATTTGGGAAGTAGCAAAGAATTATAATAATGCATTTATATTATGTGAAGTAAATGATATAGGAGATCAGGTTGCAAGTATTTTACATTATGATCTTGAGTATGAGAACTTATTGATGGCATCAATGAGAGGAAGAGCTGGCCAAATAGTAGGACAAGGATTCTCAGGTAAGAAGACTCAACTAGGAGTTAAGATGTCTAAAACTGTTAAAAAGGTTGGTGCTCTTAATCTGAAAACAATGATTGAGTCTGATAAGTTACTATTCAAAGACTATGATATACTTTCTGAACTAACTACATTCATATCAAAGAGTAATTCATTTGAAGCAGAAGAAGGATGTAATGATGACTTAGCAATGTGTCTTGTCATCTATGCTTGGTTAGTCAATCAAGATTATTTTAAAGAACTTACAGATCAAGATGTAAGAAAGAGATTATATGAGGAACAGAAAAATCAAATAGAACAAGACATGTCACCCTTTGGTTTTATTGAAGATGGATTGGATGAAACTACTTTTGTTGATAAAGAAGGAGATAGATGGTATACTGATGAGTATGGTGATAGATCTTACATGTGGGACTATAGGTAATGACATACGTTCTTTATAATGAAGACATGGAAACTCAAGGTTCTTTTAATTCAATACAAGAACTAAGAAATTTTCTTTGTGATAGAAAATATGAAATCAATTGTGATAAAGACATAGGTTGTACATTTGATTATATTAGAGAGATTAAATGGTATTTTGATATAATTGAATAATTCATATAGATAGTATACTTACAATACTATTATGAACTTTGCTGTACTATCTGATGCTGCTAATGCATATAATGCCATTCCTTGGAAAGATGCTGTACCATTTTTGATATGCATCATAGGACTTTATTGGATTAAAGTTAAAATTGATACAAGAGCAGGTATTGGCAAAAAGAAATTAAGACAATTAAAAGAAGTAATTAAAGAGGCAATTAGAGAAACATCTGGTCTAGAGTAAATGGATATAGATGAGCAGATAACCTATAATCATCTATTTCTCTCTGAAAGAGAATGTAGAACCTGTGGTGAAACTAAAAACTTGATAGATGGTTTTTACTTAACTAGGAAAGAAAGAGGGACTCTGCCATCAGCATATTCATATGAGTGTAAAGTATGTACTACAAGAAGAGTAATACAAAATAGAAAGAAACAAAGAGTGTTTACAGATTGGTTATATCCTGATTGGTAATTGTTCATGCATA